ATAGTATAGTCGTGATTCTTAGATAAGTGATTAGACATGTAATCAAAGTATCTGTCTACAGTCTCCCCCCAATTTTCTCTGCGTTGGTCATCTTCTTTCCACCTTGCATAGCGAGACAACGCTATGAAGTTTTGATAGTCTGTTGGTAAATAATTACTTAGCATTTCTTACTCCATTAATACTTTCATATTTTTAACTTTAACACCTTCTAAATCATGAAACAATTCATTCATATAATCTTCAAAGTCTTCTGTGACATCTCCATCTGAAGGTACAGGATACTCTTCTTGGTCTACCTCTAAGGTAAGTAAAATCTTAACTTTTATCATCGTATACCTCTATGAGTTTGCTGAGATACCACTGTGCTTTTTCCAAGTCCTCACGACCATTTTTATATTCGTATCTCCATATATACTTTAGTATATTACCTTGTAAGTAATACTTAAATCCTTCATTAGTTGCAGCACCAATAGCATCAATAGTCTCGATACCTGCTTTGTTGTAATGAACAGGGTGATTAACCATGTCAGATTGCATATCTGCTTGTTCCTTTTTCATTCTCATATACTCCATGTGTTTTAACATTATGCATTACCTTCAGTGTCTGCATCAAAAGACAATACCACAACATTGTCATGTTTGTCAACTATTTTTGCTTTTTTCTTTTTTGGTGTAACAACTACATCATCAAATATAGCAGCTTTATCTTCTAGCTTATCTCTTACGTACTCATCTTCTTCCATAACAGGAACTGAAGAGCAGACTACCTTACAAAAAGAAAGTAATCCGTAGTAGTCATCATCAGTAAGAGGATTGTCTACAGATGTAATGATAGACAAGTCTACTTCCCCTGTCCAATTTCTTTTGCTATCTAGTGTAGGTCGTACACTTATTATGAAGTCTTCTTTTTTTATTTGCTTTATTATATTCTTCACTTGATTCTCCTGACTTTACTTCCTGCAAATTTAATAAAATTAAGATGTTTGTTTTTGCCTTTTTCTTTGAGCCAATCTTCAGGTATTATCCTGTCATAGTATCTGAAGCCATATTTAATACACCACTCTGCATATGTAGATTTCGCACCTTTGCTTAGTTTATTTCGACTGTTTGTAAATACAAATCTAATATCTAGCTTGGGGTGTTGCTTCTTTATGCACAGATGCTTTCTTCTGTCTGCAGATAAAAACCTACCCTTAGTTTCTATTATGATACCATTGTTTAATATAAAGTCAGGGGTATAGGTGCGATAAGCTAAATCTTCCCATTCTATCTTAATTGATTCGTAGCCGTAGCTATGTTTCAACTCAGTTAAGTAGAGTGAGATAGTATGTTCTAACCCACTCCTATACCCATATTTTATTGCTTCTCTTCTTATTTTGTGAGGAGACATCTAGGCACTCTTAAGACTTATATACTGCACTATTTTTGGTTCTTTAGCTTGAGACATTTGTGCAGGTAATTCCTTTAAAGTTTACCAACAGGATTGCCTATATGAACAGAAGGTACAATTTTTATTAAGTACCATATTTCCTGTAGGCTTTCCTCTGAAGGTCTCAGGTTCAGGTTCAAAGCATCTCACTAACTCTTTTGATTCTATTGCTTTGATTGACTCCTTAACTTTATCAAGTTCTTTGTCCATGTCTATACGAGCAGGTACATATTTAAACTGACCATTGGCTTTGTTGATAACCCACCAACCACCTGCTCTGTAGCCTGTTGCCTTTGCATAACCAGCAAGTTGCCCTACATAACCAAAGCTATCACCTGAAGCTAACGACTCGTAAGAATCAAACTTGTGCTTGTAAGACCAATCAGATGCAGACTTAATATCATCGACTGCTCCATCAACAACCAAGTCATAAGAGCCTGATATAGTATTCTTGTCATCAATTTTAAGTTCTACAGTATCACTATCTTTATATTCTATGTTAGCTTCTGTTAGTAACCCCTTGAAAACAGATTCAACAATATCGCCAATCATCATCATTATAACAAACGTAGTAGGTTTAGGCAACGCAGTCTCAGGTTTATTCTTCTCAAACCAAAGTTGGCATGAAGGTCTACCCATATTAGACATACGCAACCTAAACTTATCTCGTTTATTACCACCTGCAAACTGACGTTTTAGTGACTCCTTTATTTCTTCGCCTACACGATTGATAGTCTCATCACTCATTGATGTCAAACCCTTAGAAGCATTTTCTAAGTATTGACTAATTGCCAATTCACCACGATGTTGCATTAGGCTACCCCTTCTTCAATATCAATGAAGTCACCAACGACAGCATTATCTTCTGCGTCATACTTTTGACCTGCTTGTACATCCCACTCATTAATGATATAGCTATTATAATTCTCAACCCAAGCTAAGAAATTAGCAAAAGTATCTTGGTCGCTATCCACAAGTTCTATAGTCTTACTTATATCTAAGCTCGCAGTAGGAAGATAAAAAGAATTACCATTAGGAAGTTTTCTTTCTTCTGTATTCAACGTAATGTTGTGCTGAACAGGAAGTCTCTTCATTTGAGATAACTTAGTAAAAGGTATGCCCATTGTCTTGAAGGCATCTCTATTATCAATCTCCCATATAAAAGGCTGACTGTCTATTTTAACAGACTCACCCTTCTCATTTGTGGCATCTACTAAATCAACAACACCAAACACAACACGTACTCTTTTGATTTGCTTGATAAGTTCCTGTGTCTTCTCAGGTAATGATTTAAAATCTTGTATATATCCTGATGGTTTGCCACAATTAAAGCCACCTGATTGTCTTTCAAATCTATATTAAGATTGTCTGCCATAAGTGTCTTATGATAAGTACCCATAGGCTCACCTGCTTTTGCAGACATATTCTTAACAAATCTCTTATACATAAATCTCTGTATAAAAGGTCTTATCGTTGCAGAAGTTGCATAGACTGCCTTATCGTCAGGTATGTCCAACTTATATGTACCACCTTGAACGACTTCTACATTCATAGACTTGCCTTGAACTTCTGCTTCACCCATTATAGGTGAATGGTTTATCTTGAATCTTGGTAAAGTGTTTGACTTTTTATCACTAGTTGTAGTTTCTCCTGCAATGCCCATAGCTTTTGCCATTGCAGCGTAATTACTTGTATCTATTGTAACTAAATTACTCATATATAATTTCCTTTTCTATTAAAGTTTTATTGTTATATCATATAACGTCTTTGGTGTCAAGCCAATTATTACCTATTTTTGCTTCTAGTAATAATGGCACATTAAAATCAATACCAAACTTAGTATTGATAAGTTTTAATAAGTTCTGATTTACTGAATGTAACAAAAACAATACCTGCTTTTCTTCTTCAGGGTGTATATCTATAACTATAGAATCGTGTACACTATTTACCACACAAGATTTTAAAGTAGATAGTAATTTATCTATATGCATAAGTATAAGAGGAACAATGTCAGCAGTAGCAAAACTCTGAACAGGGTAATTCTTTACCTGTGTGAAGTTAGTTATCTTACCATTTGCATATCTCTTAGCATCAGGAAATGAAAACTCTCTACCTGAAGGTATCTTTATCCTGCCTGTAGTCATAACTTCTTTAGCCAACTTGGTGTGCCATAGTGCGATTCCTTTGTATTTTTCGGTGAAGTGTTTATAATATGTAGCCTGAGAAGGTGTCCTCCCAAATCCTGTTGCTCCGTATAAGGGTGCAAATGTGTGTGCCTTCGCTTCTTGGCGAGATGTCTTTTCACCTGCATCACTAATAACACGAGCAGTATAGCTATGAACATCAAATCCATCTTCTATCTCCTTCATGGCTGTTTGGTCTTGTGATAAAAATGCCGCAGCTCTGAACTCTAACTGTGCAAAGTCTGCTTCAAGTATCTTGCCACCCTTCCAACGTGATACAAATACTTTCTTAACAGGAAACGTACCACCTCTAGGCATGTTCTGCATGTTGGGGTCAGCACCACTAAACCTACCTGTCGCTGTTCTGTGTTGTAATAGTCTCACATGTAGCTTGCCATCAGGCTTGATGTGAGTTTGTATGCCTTCAACAAAAGAAGACAAGTATGTATCTAGTGCGGATAGTCTCTGTAAATCAGACAAGAAGTTCATAGCACTAGTCATCTTCTTATGTTTAGCCATAGTGTATAGTGTACCTAAGTTATTCTTGTTTACACTGAATCCATTGTTACTCACCCACTTAGCATTAGGGGCATTGAACTTTAATCCTCCTATTACCATTTTATCAGGTATAAATAAGTAGCCAACAGAATCACAAGAGTCACACTTGGTAGGTCTAGCAAAAGGAGTTCCATCTTTCTTTACCTTTCTAATATATCCTGTGCCTGAACAAGGATTACATTGTTCTGCTTTTGTCTTGTACATGATGGTAGACTTAGTAGCAACCATATGTTTGTAGTCAGGAGTATCCATGTAAGGTGTGAAGTTATTTGCCCACATAGTTTTATCCAAAGGCTTTCTACTGTAAATAACCCAAGACATCTGTTCAGGACTGTTGAGATTGATAGGTGTATCACCCATAAGTTCTTTTACTTGTATATTCAATCTCTTCTCTATATCTTGTTTCTCTTGCTCGAATTGCACACGTACTGCATCCAAAGCATCCGTATCGACAGTAAAGCCACGTTGATATATCTTAGCTAGAGTAATGGCAACTTGATTTGTAAACAATACAGTTTCCATAAGATTAGAATTATCAGTAGTATTTAATCTCTTATAAATAGAGTCACTCAACTGTTGAGTTGCCTTTAAGTCAGCAGACAAGTAATCAGATAACTCTTCGTGTGGTATCTCATCAACAGACGTATGGTTTTTGAAATACTCTTTCATGGTGTCCTGCTTCTTAGTGTCTAGGTCATGTCGTATTGCACATGCTTCTAGCGACAAAGGTTCTTTCTGTCCACGTTGTAATATATACTCACCCAACATGGTATCAAAAACTGTGCCATCATACTTGAATCCACACTCCCATAACCATAGTAAGTCGTGGACAATGTTGTGACCAATCAAAACTGTAGCTTGGTCTAGTAGTTCCTGTACACCTGTGAAGTCATCTCTGTACAAGTACTCCTTGCCTGTATCTGTTAAACACCCAACCATGACAAGTTTATTGTCAGCTTCAAATGGGTCAAGGTGTAACTTACCACCTCTATGTGTAACAGTATTCTCTACATCAAGTGTTAACTTCATGCTGTATACCTCGCTGTCTTGTAGTCAAGTTCGCAGTGAACAGTGCCATGCCAACCTGATAACTTATTCTTTACAATGTTAAGATGTCTCTGTACATCTTCCTCGTCTTGTCCTTCTACTTGTGGGTTCTTAGCTATCAATACCATCAAGTCAGCTTCTGCAGCTTTTCCTGTACGTGAACCTTCCATCATGGCTTGGTTAAGTACAACCTTACCTTCAGCTTCAGCAGACAACTGTGACATATAAAAGACTGCACACTCATACGTCTTGGCAATCTGCCTAGCATATATAGCATTAGCCTTCAATGCTTCATCAGGTCTAGAGAATCCACTTGTTCTAGCAAACTTATCTCCCATATCCAACACTAGAATATCAGGCTTGTATGCCTTACACACACTCTCCACCCATGCCATGTCACGATTAGAGGCATCACGTATCTTGATGTTCTCAAAGACAGGTTTGTATCTTAGTTGTGCTTCGCTTGGATTGTTCTTAACTTCTTGTACAGTCATGCCTGTGGCTGCCGTCAAGTACCTTGCACCAACTCTGTGATAACCTTCTTCGTTACATAATATGACACACTTAGCACCTTGATGAGCAAATCCATTTGGACTAGCAATAATTGATGCATGGAAGGATGTCTTACCTGTATTAGGTCTAGCACCCACCTCAATGAGATGACCTGCATTGATACCATCTAGCTTTCGCATCAGGCTAGGTATATTGAATGTCCACCTAGCTTCTAAGTCATTCTTAGCAAGTAGTGTCTCAATAGAGATGTCATCCCACTCTATGTTAAGATTAGGTGTAAAATCATCCCCATACAACTCAAGAATATTTCTAAGGGGTTCAAGGGAGGATTTAGAACCATTAACGTAGTCAAAGCCAAGATTAGCAATGTCTTCGCCAACAACCTGTTGAAACAATTTAGATAATACTTCTTGTGCGATGTCACTTCCAAGGGGTTGCTCCTTTTTGATTGTACTAAACAGAGCAGAGTATCCCTGCTTCTGTGCTGTAGTCATTGATGGATTGTTAGCTAAAAATAATGCTTCAATCTCATCAGGTGTTACTGTTCTCTCGTAGATGTCTATTGCTCTATCTAGAGTTTGTTTAATCTTACGAACATCCTTACTAAATAACCTGTCAGGGCATTTTGCTCCTCTGTGGTCATCGTAGAATGGTTTATCCATAAGACTTCGTATTAATGATAATTCCATGTTGTTACTCCTTTGGGGTTAAGGTCATTAAGTTTTCTATATCGACAGGTGTACGATATTTTAAGTCATCTGTCAATCTAATTATTTTTATATCCTTTACGTATGCTCTTAGTTCTTTTGCAAATGACAATGTCTTAGGTAAGGCATCAGGGTCAAGTGCTATAATTGCTGTTGAGAATCGTGAGAGATACTTCTTATGAGACTCTGCCAATGATGTACCCAACACAGCTACCCCAACTAATACATCACTACCTACCACAGATGCACTAACACAATCCTCAACAACAACGGCTACCCTACCACAACCATGAACAAAAGGCAAGTTACTTTTCCCATATCTTCTCCATTTAGGCAATAACTTTGTTACTGACCTACCAACTGCATCAACGATTATATCATTATGCTCGACAGGAAATACAACTCGCTTGT